AATGTAGTTGATAAAATGTTGGGAAATCATGGAACTCTTTTAACATCGAATGAGATTTTATTAGCAACATACTCTAGTGCCAATCAATTAGAAAGTGCTGGGTTTTCTACTGGTATGGTAACTGGAATCAATGGCACAGTCTATCCACTACAAGATGTAGAATTTAATGTTCTTTATTTAGATCCAGGTGTTATAAATTTGAGTTATGAGGGTCCTTTCTGGGGATTGACAGGTGGAGTTTGTTCACTTTCACCATTCACTGTGGTGGCTTTTTCCCTTGGATTTTCTCAATCGGGTTGTCCTCCTGGACCAACTGGTAATGGTGGTATGTTTAATTTGCAACAATTCAGTTATGCGTTTAATTTAGTTAATGTGTCATCTGCTTCATATAGTGTGAATACATTTGTCGGTATTTCCAACATGGTTGATTTGATATATGTTCAGCCATCTGGTTCAATTTTTGTATTTGGTAATAATGTTAGCGTTTATGACTCTGGTACTGGAACTCAAATTACTACTATTAATTTACCTTCTAATACAAATAGCATTCAGATTATTTACAATTCGGTTGATAATTTTATATGGGCTCTTTCTCAAAATATACTTTGGCAAATTGATCCTTTTGCTAATACTATTATTAGTCAGATTGCTATCACACAAAATGCTTATGCTTTGGATTTTGATAGAAATACAGGATATGTTTATGTTACAACTGATCAGTCGGTTGAGATTTTCAATCTAGGAGTTTTGGTTACATCTATTTCGACTATTCCATATAGTGGAAGTTGGAATTTAGTTTTCAATGATTTTGAAGGTGATATGTATGTTACTTGTCGAGATTTTTTAACTGTTTTGAGAATTGATGGTGGAACACTTGCGTTTATAGTTTATACTATTTCTGGACTCACAGATGATCCTATCATATACGATCCAGTAACAGAAGGTGTTTATATTTGGAGCTCTTCTAATCTTTTTAAAATAGATGCTGGTGTCCCTACATCACTTACACCAAACTCTGGTACTTTGAATTATTTAGCGTTTAATCCAGTTTTATCAGGTATTCATTTATCAACAGATACTCCTCAGTTTATTCTTTGGGACACTGTTACAGATAATTTTGTTTATACTCAATCTCCTGCTAATATTTATGGATTTCAAGCTTATAATAATTATGATGGTGATATTTACATTTCTAATCAAGATCCTACCTTTAATGGAATTTGGACCATGGATGCTACTACTGGCGCAATATCTAATTCTGTTATACTTTCAGCTCCTACTACTCAAATTATCTCAAATCCAGATAGAAATTCAGTTTGGACTATTCAACCAAGTACAAATACTATTGTTGAGGTAGTTCCGACTTTATTATTTTCATTTGTGCCAATTTCTACAACATCATCTTCAGTTACTCAGAATTTTTATGGTAGTTTAGATCCTAATTTTAACAATAGAGATTATTTATGGTTACATACAAGAGATTTTATTAGAAGGCCAAGAGAAAATTTCAATGGTGATGTAAGAGTTTCACTTTATTGGAAATGGTTTTCTGATAATGTGCCTGAATTTTTTCTATATGATTTTACTGGTGATTTATTACCAACAACTGGCGTTCTGGCTTATACTGGACCTAAACCATTAACGACTATTCACTTGAACAGAGCGGCTAATAGAAGTTTAGATAGAGTAAGTTTACCGGAGTATCAACAAACTATTTTCCCAATTATTGAGAATGAGTTAAGTTACTTAGATGATAATGATGACTTATCAATTGTTCCCGAGCCAATTGAATGTTTTATTGGTTTCAATGCACAGATTGAAGGTGGTTTAAGAAGTATATTACAACTCTATAAGAAAGAGTCAGTTGATTTTACTATTAATACTTCTACTTCTCAATCTGATATAATTACTTTACAAACTATAACTACAACAAATGATAGATATGGTGTCATTTCATTAGATGTTAATTCGGTAAGTAATTTTTTAAATTATTCAAATGGTGATATTAGAGGTTTGAAGGTGGGTCAACAATTAGCTTTATTCATTAAGGATGAAACAAATACAAAAAAGCAATATATTTCTAAGAATAATGGTTACCTTGTTAAAATACGAGCCATAAACTTTAAATCAATTGTTGTTGATTTCTTCAAACAAATTGACGAATTTGCTCAAGAATCTACTATTGTTTCGGATTATCCTAAGAGTGGTCAAACAACTTATCTTTCTGTTAGATTTAAAGTTTGGGATAAGGAGATTGGAAGATTTAATGTTTATGGTCAAACTGAAATCGAAGATATTCGATTCAAAACAGAATTAGGTAATGTTGGTAAACTAGTTTCATCTGATGATGTTTATATTTTCAAAGAATATGACATTAAAGAAGAGGGTATTGATTGGGTTTATCTAAATCGTAAAAGAAAAGAGATGTTGATGATGAAGAATCTCATATATCCGTATATCGGTAGTTATAAGTCTATTATTAATGCAATTAATTATTTTGGATATAATGATTTAGAGTTAAATGAATATTATAGAAATATCAATATCGATTCACCAAACTATTTTAAATTATTCAAAGTTGAAATACCGGATATTTTTGATAATACTGTTGAGGGTTGGAAGGAAAATGATTTTATCAAACATACTTTTCCTAATCCAAATTATGCAGATACTAATCTATTCAATTTGACTTATAGAATTACAGATAGAGAGGGCAATAATGTTTTGAATTATACATTAGAAGAAGTTCAGAAAAAGCTTCAAGGTTTGAAATATTGGTTACAAAAGAATATTATTCCAATCACTCATAAGATTTTAGATATTACTGGAAGAGCCGATTTTCAGGGTGTGTCAACTATTACTCATATAGTAAGAGATGTTAATATTATTAAACACTATGAAAACTTTACTCCAGTTTCATTCAAAATGAATGAATTGTATTTAATGCCAGTGAATAATGGTTCAACAGTTTATAATTGTGTATTAGATTTTTATTTTCCGACAGATGTTCCTTCGAGATATCCTGGAATAACACAATCTACACTTCCTGATTATTATACAATTGATATAAGAAGTTATCAGATTTATCGTGAATGGTATGCTTTCAAAAATTATATGATTGGTGATAGAGTAGTCTATTATGATAAGTTATATGAATCATTTATCGATAACAATAAAACAAATAATCCAAGAAAGTATGAGAATATTGGTGATTGGACTAAGGGAAATGTTTATAATGTTTCCGATATAGTTAAGTATCAAAGAGAGTTCTATATTTTTACAAGTTATGGTTTTGGGACAGCTTCTACGGCTTCAGTTGTAACACCTTTTATTGATAGTGGAACCGCTGGAAGTAATTGGTTAAATATTACTGAGTGGAAAGAGGTAGATTTAGCACCAATTCAACATATTACTGAAAGAAGAAGAATTGATAACCTTTATCCATTTAATTTCACTATTGACTCTAATATTGATCCTTATTTAGTAATCGAGGTTTCTTCTGAAAATGGATATGGTTCTCATTATCGAGATAGAAAGAATTATGAGATTAAGGGTATTCTGGATTTGAGAGAATTAGAATCTTATACAAATCTAACTTCTAAGCAATATATAAATGCTGTAATACCAATAGTTTATACAAACTAAGAAACGATAGCTTTAACTTCGTAATCCAGTAGTGTGAAATCAACTATCATGATGTCTTGGTAATTCTCTGGGTCTTGTTGAAATGTTACCTCTAGTGTGTAATTGGTTCCTTGTAGTTCACTTATATAAGTGTTTATTTGAACAATGATTGTAGATTTTACGGCTTCGGCTGATATTTTGGTTTCATATAGTAACTTTGTTAAATCACATCCAAAGTTTGGATCTCCAAATAACTCACCTTTATTTGTAAAAAGTATCATTTCGTATTTTTGGACAATCACTCTAATTATATCATCTGTGATGATTTTATTAATTGTGAAGCGTGGATGACCTTCATATCCAATATAAAAATCTCTGAAATCAAATTCTGCCATAAGTTATATATTATAATCAGATCTCTTAATACTTAATGTAAAATCTCTCTAAACTTTCCAATAACAGTCATACCAAGAATTATTGGATCGGATTGTGAATCTAATTTTGAACGATAATCAGAAATTACATAATTACACTTGAAAAGTTTATCAACATTTTTACCCTCTTGTAAAGACCACTCAATAAATGTTCTTCCTAAGATTTGAAAAAGTAAATCTATTTTTTCAGCACCATAAAGTGTCATAAGAAAATGATAAATCTTTTCATAATCAGCTGATTTATCATAAATCAAGTTATAAGTATCAGTTTTTAGTTTATTATTTACATTAGAACCAGTTGATGAAACTTCGCCGGTATCTTTAATATTTTGTAACTCAACGAAAATTGAACGTATATCAGGATATTTCTTATTGATTAGAGAAATCAAAACTTCTTTTTCTATGGTTAGATTTTCTTTTGGACAAACAACATCTGTTATTCTTTTAAAGATTCCGTTTTTAACCATTTTTTCTTCCTCAGGGCTTTGTGTATCAAAGTTAATAGCGGTAAATCTTGATTTAATACCATCTGATATTTTATTGTAGTGGTTTGTGGTTAAGATAAAGCGAACATTGTGGTGATATTGTTCGATGAAAGCTTTCAGTCCGTCTTGATATTGTTGACTTACCCTTTCAAACTCGTCAAGGAAGACGTATTTAATTGGATCTTCTGAATCAAACATTGGAACAGTTTTACAAAATTTTTCAATTTCACTACGAAGTACATCAATGGATGTATAGAGTGATGAATTTATTTCTAAAAAAGCTTTATCTTTTGAATATTTACCAATTAAAATTCTAGCTAAAGTTGTTTTGCCTATTCCGTAGTTTCCGTAGAAAATATAGTTTTTCGTAACACCCATTTCAAAGTGTTTTTTGATACGTTCAGGAAGTATAGTATCTTCTAATTTTTTTGGACGCCATTTTTCCCAGAGTAATAAATTTTGAATTGACATGATGCAGAGATTAAAGTTCTAATATATATGATTATGATAGGTGAAAAGTTTAATTTCGATGAAGTATTTCTGAGAGACCTGACCATGTGTGTTTTGGACACTCTTGAGGGAAGAGTTAAGTGGATTAATCGGTTTACAAGTGGTGATGTTGAGGTTAACGTTCCATTTTATTACTCTTTAACTGGTGATGATAGATTTTTATTGGATGCTTTTACTGATGATATAGTTTCACAGAACAGATTTGTTGAATTGAATACTGACCAAATTCCAAGAGGTCATGTCACACTAACGAGTTGGGTTATTCGTTCAGATGAATTTAGAAATCCAAATATTTGGTTAAGGAATGTGGTTGAGGATAATGTTGAGGCAAAGAGAGTTCTGAATAAGTTAAGAGCTATACCTATCACTGCTACTTATGATTTACAGATTTTACTAAAGAGTGAAGTGGATGTGTTTAAATGTTCACAAGCGATTATGAATACTTTATGGCTTTATAAGTATATGTATTTTGAGCATAATTATATGAACATTGATGCTATAATGATGCAGCCAGATAATAATGGCATTGAAATTGTGAGGGAGAAAAATCTAAAAAGTGATAATACAATTAAATTGACTGCTTCTTTGGAAGTCCAGACATTTTATCCGGCATTCATTACTAATGTTGAGGTTAAACCTTTCAGAACTCGATGGTTCAATAATATCATTGCACTACGAACCGGAAGTCCACGACCTTCGAATCCAAATGCTAATTTGGACGATTTATCACAAAATAAATAGTAAAAAGTAGTAAAAAGTCGTTTTTTGAATGTAATATATAAGAATATAAAAAATAAACTTTTAAAATATGAAGAATCTAAAACTTGAGCTTTTCAACTTTAAAAAGTCATTGACTTTTGATCAGTCAGATGTGGCTTATATTATTGAAGGTCATCTAAATGGTTACACTGAATTTGCAGAGAAGCAAATGGTTTACTCTTTAAATGAGAGATTAAAGCCTTATACATATGACAAACAAGTAAAGCTTTTCCTTGAAGGATTAAATGATGATATGGCTCAGTTTGAGTTATTATATGAATTGAAAAATCTTTATAATGTTATCAATTCTAAAAATCAAGGTGAGTTGTATAGACAACCTTTAAATGTTCTTTTACAAACTATAAATCTTGAAACAGATCAAGATAGAATGTCAAAAGTTCTTAACGAATTAGCAGTTTATGACTGGGTTCCAGAAATTAAATTATTTGTTCACAATTTAACTAAATCTCCTGAAAAAAGACAAAATCTTTTAAATGGTGGAAAGGCTGAATCAGTTTATACTATTGTAGAGCAGGTTGAGGATGGTCATATTGCTTTTATTAAAGATTCTTGGTTCCTTTTAAGTGAAAATGTTATTGATAAAACTCTTTTAGAAAATCATGTAAAGGATGAGGCTAGATTTAGAACTTTAAGAACTTTACAGACTGCTCTTCAATTTTGTTCTATTAATGAGAATAGAATTGATTTCAGAATTTCTGAATATTTGACTGTTGGTTTAGGTGTTGCTAAGAAGGGTTTATTCATCAACGAAGATGAGTTAAATGAAGAATCAACTCTTGAAAGTATTTTCCAATCTCCGGTTATTCCTATTGTAAATAAAAATTTTTATCCTTTGATTCAAGAAGTTGCTAAAAACTTAGATTCTTTTGTTGAATTAGATGTAGTTAAGAGAGTTTCTAACTTAGTTAATCCTACTTTAGAAGTATTTGCTTTCAACTATAAGAAAAGTCTTTTTGTTTATAGATGTGATGAGAGATATGGATATTCATTCTTTAAATATGAATCTGCTCTTGAGCTAGTAAATGAAGTTAGAAACGAATTAAATTTTGATTTAACTTATTTCTATGAGAATAAATTGAATAAAGAAGTTGTAACTAAGAAAAAACTTGAAGATAAAGAAAGAGAAATCACTCTTAAATTAGAAGATGTTAAATTTAATGTTAGTAAAGTTAAAGCTTCACTTCAAATGTTAGGTGAAACAAAAGTTCTAAAAGAAGCTTTAGTAAATCTTCAAAAAAGAGAAAATATTCTTAGTGTGGAATTGCAAGCTGTTAAAGAGCTTCAATATAAGGAAAGAATTAAACTTTAAAGAAAAATAAAAAACCTCGAAAATTTCGAGGTTTTTTTGTGCCTTTTTAAAACTCGTCATGATAGTTGATATATAACATGAAAGCATCTTAATAAGATTCGTGCTTAAAAAATAATGCTTTATGAATGTACCTAAATAACAAAGAGCTCTATGTCGAAATTCTTGTATCAAAATCACAAGGAAAATTAACAAGAAAAGCTGAGAAAATGTTGGAATTGCTTGGCAAAGAAACCATCAAAAAAATGAGATATTGGAATAACGATGACAAGATGGATTGTTATCAATCCGGTCTTCTTGATATGTATCAAAATTGGTATAATTTTAATGAAGAAAAGTCAGTAAATGCTTTTGCTTATTTTACAGAAGTATTCAAACGTGGAATAGCTAAAGGATTCAACGAAATTTATAAGAAGAAAGGTGATTCTGATAATCTGATTAAACTAATATCACTTGAGGGATCAAATGATGGTCAGGGATTACACTCACTTTAACGGATAATATCAAAGGACATCGTAATATTGTTCTTTATTTATATTTAAAAATATAATTTGGTAAAAAGTCAAATAGTTATTTACAAAGGAGGAAACTATAAGGTTTTTTAATTATATAAAAGATATTAAAATACAAAAAGAATATGAGTACAAATTTAGATAAAAAAAAAGTAGCACTTTGTACGGGAATCACGGGGCAAGATGGAAGTTACTTAGCTGAATTTCTTCTAGAAAAAGGTTATATAGTTCATGGTATAAAGAGAAGAAGTTCTTCTTTCAATACTGAAAGAATAGATTATCTTTATGAATCTACAAGAGAATCCAAAAACTTTCATTTACATTATGGTGATTTGACTGACTCGACCAATTTAATTAGAATAATACAAGAAGTTCAACCAGATGAAATCTATAATTTAGCCGCACAATCTCATGTTAAAGTGAGTTTTGAAACTCCGGAATATACTGCAAATGCTGATGGTATAGGAACTCTTAGAATTTTAGAAGCTATTAGAATCTTGAATCTTCAAAATAAAACAAAATTTTATCAAGCATCAACTTCTGAAATGTTTGGCTTAGTTCAAGAAGTGCCTCAAAAAGAAACAACTCCTTTTTATCCAAGAAGTCCATATGGTGTAGCTAAACTTTATGCACATTGGATTACTGTTAATTATAGAGAGGCTTATGGAATATTTGCTTGTTCTGGAATACTTTTCAATCATGAAAGTCCAGTTAGGGGTGAAACATTCGTAACAAGAAAGATTACACAAGCTGTTGCTAAAATTAAATTAGGAATTCAAGATAAATTATTAATTGGTAATCTTGATGCTGAAAGAGATTGGGGACATGCTAAAGATTATGTTGAGGGTATGTGGTTAATGATGCAACAAGATACACCAGAAGACTATGTTCTCTCAACTGGTACAAAAATTTCAGTTAGAGAATTTTGCACCATGGCTTTTAACTTTCTTGATATTCAAATCGATTGGATTGGTTCAGGAAAAGATGAAAGGGGTATAGATAAAAAAACTGGAAAAGTAATAGTTGAGATAGACACTGAATACTTTAGGCCAACAGAAGTAGATCAACTACTTGGTGATTCAACTAAAGCTAGAACAAAATTGGGATGGATACCTAAATATACAGTCGAAGAATTGTGTAAGGAAATGGTTTATTCGGATTTTGAAAAAATATCAAAAAAACATCTTGAAAATGAAAAAAGATTCTAAAATATTTGTTGCTGGTCATAGAGGTATGGTTGGATCAGCTATACTAAGAAAATTAAAATCTGAAGGATATACCAATATTGTGACTAAATCAAAAAAAGAATTAGATCTAACTAATCAATTTCAAGTCAATCATTTTTTTCACTTTGAGAGACCAGAATATGTTTTTCTTGCAGCAGCGAAGGTTGGTGGTATCAAGGCTAACAGTGATTTTAAGGCAGATTTTATTTATCAAAATCTCGCGATTCAAACGAATATTATTAACGCATCATATCAGACAGGAGTAAAAAAATTAATGTTTTTGGGTTCCTCATGTATTTACCCTAAAATGGCACCACAGCCTTTAAAGGAGGAATATTTATTGAGTGGTTATTTAGAGACAAGTAATGATGCTTATGCAATTGCAAAAATTGCTGGAATAAAAATGTGTCAAAGTTTCAATCAACAGTATGGTACAAATTTTATTTCAGTTATGCCAACTAATTTGTATGGTCCTGGTGATAATTATGATTTACAATCATCACACGTTTTACCAGCTCTTATTAGAAAATTTCATGAAGCAAAAAGTAATGGAGATTCCGAGGTTGTTATATGGGGCAGTGGAAATCCTATGCGTGAATTTTTATATGTCGAGGATTTAGCTGAGGCTTGTGTTTATTTAATGTTAAATTACAATGAGTCTGAAATTGTTAATATTGGAACTGGTGAAGATATTTCAATTAAAGATTTAGCATTAATGATCAGAGACGTCATTGGGTTCGCTGGTCAAATTATTTATGATTCTTCTAAACCAGATGGTACTCCTCGTAAACTTTTAGATGTTTCTAAAATACATGAGTTAGGTTGGTCACATAAGACTGACTTGAAAAGGGGAATTGAATTAACTTATAAACATTTTTTAAATGAATCGTTGTTATTTCCAGAGATGGGAAGAATCTGAAAGAAGTTGGGGTATTAGACCTGATGGTTGCTCTTTACATATCAATGAAGAGGCTCATAAGAGTTATCTAAATGAAATATATATAATTCGTCAGGGTGAGGCTTTAGTGTCACATGAATATGACAGAATCACTGGTCCATTGATAGAATGTTTTATTTCTGATACTCTGTTTGAATTAGTGAAGGAAAAAAATTCACTTCGATTGATGGAGTATGAAATGAACAATCTAATAAAAATAGAAGATATATTTTTTAAAGTATGAATTTTTTAGCTTTCTTTTTTATAATTTCAACCTTTTATTACCTAATTAATAAGTCACATTTGCAAAAAAATGTTGACCAAAAGCTTATTATGTATGATAATAAAAACTGGATATTGTTCGACATAATATATTATTTACAACAGATATTTTATTGTTTCTGGATTCTTGCACTTTTATTTACAGAGTGGAAAGTATTTGGTTTTTTACTTCTAATGATTGGTATGTGTAGTTCTTTTGATATTTGGATTTTTTCAAATAAATATGATACTATTTTATGTATTTTTAAGATATTCATTTTATTCTGTCTTATAGTAGCCCCATTTTTTTCAGGTGTTCTTCAGTGATTATGATAAAATCCCAACCTTTTAAGTCACAATATTTTATCATCGTTTTCCATTTTTCAGAATTTTTCTGAGCCATCTTTAGATCGTATTCAAAGTTTTTTAATTTCTTTAAGGTTGCATTTTCTGGAACAGATAACTTCATTTCTTGAAGTTTTTGAACCATTAGATATTCCTTCATAGGTTTTACTTCAGCTATTACTTTTTTAGAATTTCCATTACCGTTGTCTATCTCATAATAAAAGTCTGGATAGTAACAGTGACTTTTCAAATTGATATCACCGTTTCTTTCATAATGTGTCAACTGGTAAGGTATCGTTATACACTCAGCTCCCCATCTAGTAATCTTAGGGTTATTGTCTAACCAAGTCATAATTTTGACTTCCCAAGAACTTCTATAATAGATACCACCTTGTGAATTTAATTTAAGGACTTTATCCTTGTATTTAGGAATATAATTTCCCTGATGATAATTAGTATTATTAGGTTTAGAGTTTAACATATAATATATATTGTATATGGGATTCCTGAAAGAAAGAGTTAAATTAAATCGATTAGTCTTTGGAACAGATTTGATTGATTATTACCGAAATAATACTAAATTCATGTATGAAAAGTATTCTGAAAGTGACGAGGATTGTAAGGCTATATCAAAAGAGGATATTCAAGTAGGTGGATTTTATCATCTTCATTATTTAGATGATTCAAACTGGATGAGATGGTCTCCAATATTTTGTTGTGATTATCGAAAATTCTCAAATATGATAGTCATATTAGGTGTTAATTTTAACTTCATTCCACTTGAATTGAGGGATTCTATTTTTGATAAATTTATCACCGAAGAAAATTTTGAAAAAAATCAAATCATAGAAGTTAACTTCAAAGGCATGTACACTGAATTGCTCAAATATGGTTTCGAATATGCTATTCAAGAATATAATGTTGCACAAATTAAAATTGTTCATAGAGTTAGTTTAGAATTATTGCCTAGATTCCTATATTCATCATATCCCAAGAACACTTATGATCCAAAAAAGTTAATGGAAATTTGGGAAACTAAATTAGAAACTAAAGAGCAAAGACACAAAGAGATTATCACATCAGTTCTTAAAGATTTTTATGATATTAAGAATGAGATAGGTGAGAAATATGATGCACTTAGAGAACATATAGACAGGTTGAGGACATCATATGAAAAATATGGAAAACCGTAATTAATATATACTCTAAAAATACGACTATTAATATGAAACATTTACAAAAATTTGAAGATCTTGATTACAAATCTAAGTTAGCAGCTGAAACTAAGCTAAGACAAGATTTTGAAAAATCTGAAGATGAAAAAATCGAACAAAGAAGAAAAGAAACTTCGGGTAGATATTTACCAGAATTAGAAGCTGGTAGTAAGAAAAGACAATTATCTTCACAAGAAGAAGATGAAAGAAGAGAGATAGTTCAGAAAGTAATCGATGGTTTGGTCGCTGATTTGAATAATAACCCAGGATATCAATCTTTTAAAGAAGAGTTATTGACATTCTTAGGAGAATTTCCTAAGGAGTAATCTTCAGGAGGAACTGGATTTTTTATATATACCTTAAAAATTTTGAAAATTTCTATGATTAGTCAAAAAAAATGTAGTAAGTGTGATACTATAAAGGATTTAGATTTATTTAACAGAGATAAATCATCTAAAGATGGTCGTAGAACTAATTGTAAAGAGTGTAAAAGAATTTATAGAATTGAAAATAAAGATAAATCCAAACAAAAGGCAAGTGAATATAGAATCTCTAATACGGAAAAAATATTGAAATATAGAGAATCTAAAAAGGAAGAAATTTCGGAAAATAAAAGAAATTACTATCAATTAAATAAATTACAAATACTTTCTAAGAGAAAATCTGATTATGAAAATAATAAAGATAGGAAGTTAGAATATCAAAAAAGGTATCAGAGTGAAAACAAAGATAAGAGGAATAAACAATTATCAGAAAGGCGTCAGAATGATGTCATATTCAGATTGACCACTAATATTAGGAATTTGATAAATAACTCTTTTTATGAGTCGGGATATTCCAAAAAATCTAAAACACAAGAAATATTAGGATGCTCGTACGATGAATTTAAAATTTATTTAGAGTCAAAGTTTGAAAACTGGATGACCTGGGAAAACCGAGGTATCTATACAGGTGAGTTAAATGTTGGTTGGGATATCGATCATGTTATGCCACTATCTAATGCTCAAAGTGAGGAAGAGATTATTAAAATTAACCATTATACAAATTTACAGCCACTCTGTACTAAAATAAATAGAGATATTAAAAAAGATAAAATAGAATATGGCATCATATAATCCATTAAATAACCAGGGACAATTTCAATATAATACGAATTCTGCTGTGGAAAATCGTGGTTTATTCTCTAGAATATTGAGGAATTTATCGACTTGGGGTATGAATTATGATGATATGATCATGCGTAATCAAGTTGGTGTTGGTATCAACGAAGATCCTTATGCACAGCAAGGGAATTCAATGTACGACTTTTTTAGCCGCCGTGCGGTCGCATCAATTTTAAACAGAAAGTCAATACCTTATCTTGACCGTTCATATGCTGATAAAAGAAGAATTTTAAGAGAATATTCTATTAAAGATGAAATTAGAGATTTTATCTCAACTGTTTGTGATGAATGTATCATTTATTCAGAAAAAGATTTTTGCTCTCCAAGACAACTACCAACTGAATTTACACAAGATATAAAAGATAAATATCAAGAATATTTTGAAAAGATTTATAACAGATATGGATTTGCTGATTCAGTAAGTGCGTGGCAGTTGATGAAAGATTTTATTATCGATGGTTATGTGGCTATGGAAATTATTTGGGATGATAAGAAAAAGAATATTATTGGATTTAATCGTCTTCGTCCTGAAACTTTAGTTCCAGCTTTCGAGCCTTCTATTGGTCATCTTTGGATTCAATACCCAGAAGATCCACAATTAAGAAGAATATTCTTAGATTCTCAAATTATTTTTATCTCTTATTCTTCTCAGAACGATTATTCTGAAACCTCATATGTTGAGGGTTTAATTAAACCATATAATCAGTTAAAAATTATTGAGCAAACTAAGATAATGTTTAATCTTGTTAATGCGACTCTTTATCAAAAGTTTGTTATACCAATTAAAGGATTAGGTAGACAAAGAGCGGAAGAACAAATTGGTCAACTAATTCAGGATTATTCTGAGGAAGTTGAATGGGATGATTCGTTGGGTACTTTAAGGATAAATGGACAAAAACACCTTTCTTATAATAAACAATATTGGTTTCCTGAGGGTGATGGTGGAACTCCTAATATGGAGATTATGAATGCTGGGGCGGGTCATAATCTAAATGAGGATGACATTTTAAAATGGTTTTTTAATATTCTAAAAAGAGCTTCTAAGATTCCGATGCAAAGATTCCAGGATGAGAATGGTGGTGGTAATGTATTTGCTGATGCTGCTGAGATTACTCGTGATGAATCAAAATTTGGAAATTTCGTAATGAGATTAAGATCCAATTTTAAAGAATTGATGGTTAAACCACTTAAACTACAAATGTTAGTAGAATTTCCTGAATTAAAGGATGATGAAAGGTTTATGAATGAAGTAGATATTCAATTTCTTTCTAATCAATTATTTGAAGAGTGGAAAAAATTAGGCAATCTATCTAAAAAGGCTGAGATTCTTGGGACTCTTAATGGAATTCAAAAAGCTGATGGCCAACCTTATTTTCATATTGAATATTTAATAGACCATGTATTGAAATTGACACCTGAGGAGAAAGAAGAAAATAAAAAATATTGGTTAAAAGATGGTGCTGGTGCGGGTGGTGCTGAAGGTGTTGAAGGTGGTGGAATGGAAGCTGGTGGTGAAATGGGTGATGCTCAAGCCGCTCCAGAAGGTGGTGCTCAAACTACACCGGAAGCTCCAGCAGGTGGTGAAACCGAAGCTGGTGGAGAATCTGGAGGTGGAGAAGCTGGCGGCGACGAATTTGAATTTTAGGCCCTGATATAAGTTGATGTTGATTTATTGTCGATATAAAATCCGACAACTTGCAATTGGTTATCTAAACCCATTTTTAATATTCTCGGTGTGATTTCGAGAGAGATCCCAAAAGATTGTAATTCCTTGACTAATTTGCCCATTTTAGTATCAAGTATTTTATAGTTCACCTTAAATTCTAAAATAGTTAAATCAGTATTAATTTTAAAAGAAAGTTTATTTATATAAATAGCAGATGTGTTTAATGAAGTGAGTGTGTCTGAACCATCCGAGAAATCACAATAAATTCCTGGATTTATATCTTCGATTTCAAAAAGACATTTTTCTCCTAATAAGGTGTTGATTTTAATATCACGAATACAAGAGTTGTAGTCTTTATATTTTTCTAATAATGATTTGAAATTTTTAATATTATTAATTTCTGAATGTAAATCTATCTTCCATTCCATATCTATTTTTTTCTTTCTGAGATGGTTTGTTTCATTTTTTGATAGATTTTTTTATTTTGAATTGGATATTCAACTCCATGGTTTTCTTTTAGAGTTTCTTTTCTTTTTGATTCCGAACATTTTCTACAATAGTAGAATCCCCACTTGTTATCATATTTAACGTAATTTTTGAAAATTACTTCTTTTTCTACACCACAGGTATCACACTTACAAAGTATTTTATGATGTGAGCCTTTTGATAATAATTCAACTGGGATATTTATTTCATCACCAATAGAAAACTCATATCCAAGATCATCAAAGTATTGATAATTGGATTCACTTACTCTTACTTTTATTTCTCTTGTGAGGATCATAAAAAACCAACGAATTTTTAAGTATATATCTTTACTTATTATGTCTCTGTCTTCATTCCTATAAAAAATCCACCTTTAATTTTTCTCGGTTTTTTTAGTTTCTATATACTATCAAAATAAAGACAACAATTTCATGAAATCAGTACTAATTGTAGAAAACTCAACTAACTCATTATCACTTAATGAGAATAACAGTCAGAAGGATCAATTCATATTGGGTGGTATTTTCACTGAGTTCGATATTAAAAATAGGAACGAAAGAGTTTACACAGCCGATAGATTTATTCCTTGTTTAAATGAATTAAACGAAAGGATTACAAATCTTGGTGTTGTTTATGGTGAATTCGACCATCCCGATGTTTTCGACACTTCTCTTTCAAGAGCATCTCACATTGTGAGAAGTGCTTCTTTTGTTAAAGAAAGTAACAGAATAGAAGGTGAAATTAGACTTCTCAACACATACTGGGGAAAAGAAGCTAAAGCTTTGGTCAACGATGGTTGTCCTATTTTCGTTTCTTCTCGTGCAGCTGGTGTTACAGAGGCTGATGGAACGGTTACATTGAAAAAATTATTCACATATGATATCGTAGCAGATCCTGGTTTTTCTTCTGCCAAAATGACTGTAAAGACTCTTAACGAATCTTTAGGTTATAAAAATCCGAAGTCAAACTTTAGAATTTACGAGATGTCTGATGAATCAAAAATTAACGAACTATTTAACATGAACGCTAACGATTTCGTAACGAAAAAACAATTGACCGATTACTCAAAATACTTAGTAAATGAGTTGGCTTCTACAAAGAAGACTGTAACATCGGCTCTTTCTAAAGGTAACTTAAATCCTAAGAAGTTAGAACAACTTCTTGAATATTATGAAGATTTAAATAAAAATAACTCACAAATTGTTAAGTATCTTGATTACTTAGCAGAAAAAGTACAAGTTGTAGTTAATGAGAATACTTCTCTTAAATCTACTACTGAGAAACTTATCAAACACAATGATTATTTAGCTGAAAATCTTGAAAAGGCTATCAATTATTCTGAGTATATCGCTGAGAATCTTGATAAAAACATCGAATACTCTGAGTATATCGCTGAAAACCTTGACAAGAACATTTCTTATGCTGAATATATCGCTGAGAACCTTGATAAATCAATCTCTTATGGTGAGTATTTAGCTGAAAACCTTGACAAGAATATTGCTTACTCTGAATATTTAGCTGAGAATCTTGACAAGAACATTGCTTATGCTGAATATATCGCAGAAAACTTAGACAAATCTATCTCTTACGGAGAATATTTAGCAGAACACTTAGATAACTCTATTGCTTACTCTGAGTATCTTGCTGAACACGTAGAAGGTAATATTGCATACTCTGAATATATCGCTGAGAATCTTGATGATAACATCGCTTACTCTGAATATATCGCAGAAAACTTAGACAAATCTATTTCATACTCTGGACTTATCGCTGAAAGATTGAATAGTGGAAAACTATTAGAGTCTTATGGTGAATCAGAAACTTTCCCTACTTTAAAAGCTGCAGGTTTTGAAGCTGTAGAAGAAGAGGAAGAAGAAGAAAAATCTTGGAATGATGAAATGGAAGCTCCAGCTCATGAAGAAACTCCTGAAGAAGAAGTTTGTGGTCCAATGGCTCACGAAGAAGATGAGGAAGAAACTCAAGAAGAAGAATCTTATGAAGTTTCTGGAGAGTCTGATACTGAATTATCACAATCTATTGATAAATTGATCGAAGAAGCTAAAAAACGTAAAGCTACTGAAACATCCGATCTACATTTTTTGAAGTTTTTAAACAAATCTCAGGTTGATAGTTTCTACAATCTTACAAACGAAGAACAAGAAACTGTTAAACTTTACATAAACGAAAAAAGTTTCTTCACTACATCTGATGTATTGAAGTTAATCTCTGAGGCCTTGAGTGCTAAAAACGAAACTCTTGAAGAAAGAGTAATCAGATTGATGCCTGAAAACATCAAGCCAATCTGGAACCAACTTAATGAGAGTGCTAGAAAATCTATCCTTTCACAGGCTAGACTTTACCCATCTGATGTTATGAAAACTGAATCTCAGTTAGAACATTTCTGGATGACTAGAAATCTTAAAAAGAATGAATCTGTTACTAAGAAATTAGTTTCACATGAAGCGTTAATTCAGGAAGATAAATTATCTGACAAAGAATTAGGAGCTATTATGGAAAGATTCAAAAACCTTTAATCTCGGGCTAAAGAGATAAAAACTAAAAAAATTAAAAAAATTATGTCACACATTAGAATAGACAAACAAAAAGCGGTTAAGAAGTGGGCTCCAGTATTGGAGAACATGGGTGTTACTGGTGATAGAGTTGAATGGTTAGCAGAATATGCTGAGTTCCACTCAATCAATGAGAACGCTTACGCTAACGTAGCTATTGCAGGTATGGGTGCTGTTTCAGCTCCTCAACCTTCCTCTTTTCCTGGTCTTTTAGGCGCAGGTGGACAGGGATTCGGTGCTGGTGCACTAACCGGTGGTGCTTCTATCGGTTCAGGAGACCTTGGTCAAAACTTACTTCCAGTAGCAATGAAAATCGCAGCTCAAACAATCGGTTTAGATTTAGTAGCTGTAAAACCTACTCCAGGTCCAAAAATCGACTTACTTTATATTGATTTTCAATATGATGATACTAACACAGCTTCAGGTGAATTCGGAAGGCCACAAGTTTTCAAAATTACAGCAAATGCCAATTTGACTGCTATCGTTGCAACACTTTCATCTTTTGTAAGTGCTAATAGTGGTACTTTAACTCAAGGTGGACTTGCAAATGTTAGAGTATTTGCTACTGGTTCTTGTTTACCTGGTTCTCCTGGTTCATTAACTACGAATGTTACAGCTGTTGATAATGGTTCTAAGGCAGGAGTTCTTGAATTCTTGGGATTCTCTCGTATTGATGGTAATCCAATGTTCAAAGCTTACAGACAACCGAACTCACAAGTTCAAGGAACTTCAGCTGGTTATCCTTACGCATTCGATACAACTTTGAATACATTTGCTACTACTGGAAGTATTACTTCTCAATTGAACTATATTGGTACAATTGTTGCTTCTGCTTCAACTATTGATTTAGTTTCAGCTCTTGAAGATCACTTACCAGGTTTCTCTGCAAACTGGGCAGCTAGTACTTCAACTGGAGATTATCCAATGAGTCGTGCAACTGATGATGCAACTTATGCTGGTGTTATCGGTCCTAAGATTTCATCTAAATCAATCGCTGTAGGTACTATTGAAGTATCAACTGCATTGAGAAGAACTGAAATTGAAGATATCAAAGCTAACACAGGTATGGATATCGTTCAAAAAATGGAATCTATCCTTGTTAATGAATTATCTCAAACAATTTCTAAACAAATTGTTGCTAAGATTTTCGAACTTGGTAATACAAACAGACAAACTGCTCCACTTCAAGCTGGATTAGGTGTAACAACTGTTGGTACAACAGCATCTACAATCTTCGACTTGAACACTGCTTATGTTACAATAAATGGTGGTATCGGTGGTGAAACTACACACGCTGTTCAAAGAAAACTTATCACTAAGTTAGCTCACGCTTCTAACTACATTGCGACTGAAGGTCGTGTTGGTCCTGCTCAATTCGCAGTAACTAACGGAGGTCTTGGTGCAGCTCTTATGGATATCGCTGGTTATACAATTAACCCAGTTAAATCTAAAATGAATGGTGCTGGTCAATTATATCCAGTAGGTACAATCGGAGATATTCAAATCTACGTTGACCCTTATATGAGATATAACGACAACAGAATCGTTATTGGTAGAAAGAACAACCCTGATCAACCAGGTCTTATCTTCGTACCTTACTTGATGGCTCAGTCTATCTCTGTAATTTCTGAAGCTACTTTCGCTCCAAGAATGTTGTTACGTTCAAGATACGCTATCGCTGATGTTGGTTTCTTCCCACAAAAGCAGTATATGACTATCGTTGTAACAGACGCAAACCAATACTTGAACTAATAAGTTCTTTATTAAAGAAAAACCTCTCAAATTGAGAGGTTTTTTCTTTTTTATTAAAAATAGAAAAAAATGACTTTTTAGATATAATATATAAAAGAAAATAAACAAAATAATATGTCAAGACCTTATTTATCAATTAGTCCAACTTTTGCCACGGCAAGTGATGTTGTCACTTTAAATATTCAAGCTCTCAGAATGAGAGGAATTAACAGCTTAGTTCTGACTGGACTATCTGCTTCACAGACCATAAATTTATCTAATGGTTACTTCAATGGTAGTACTACATTTTCAGCTAATTTAGATTCTTCAACAGCATCTGGTGATGCGAATACAACCTATGTTCCTGCTACTGCGACTTTAGCTTTTGGTGGAAGTGCTTCTAACACAACAAGTGTGAACTTTCAGATTAGAGGAGTAAACTTACTTGGCGCTGGTGGATATACATTCTCGTCAACACAGAGTACAGTGGCTTCTGCTATAAATCTGTTGGTTGGTGGTATGTCTTTTACAGGTAATGCTGTTGGATTTTCAGCAACTACTAGTGGTAATAGTATAGTATTTAGTTCACCGGTTAATACTGGTAATTTCTTTAATGGATTCACGGCATCAGTTAGTAAACAAGTAGGACTTGGCACTTTTACATTTTCTCAAAGTGCTGCATTTGCAAGCGGTACAACAACTTATTATCTTGATTTCAATACTTCTCCATTTGGTGATTTTGGAAGTTCTTTTGCCTTGACAGTTTAATCTATAATTAATAATAAATTTAAAACCCTCTCAATTCGAGAGGGTTTTTTGTTTTTATAAACTAATATATATTATATGATAAGAAAATTTAAATCATTTCAAGAATCTAAAAAAGAGAAATTTCCTAACTTAAAAAGATTAGAAATAGATGGATATCAAATAATAATGGGTAAAGATGCTCTTTCTAATGACCATTTGACAACTATTATGGCCGATCCAGAAGACCTATGGTTTCACGTCAAAGGAGTACCAGGATCACATATAATTATTAGACAGAAAGATAGATTAATTTCTAATGAAGTTAAAAGACAAGTGGCTCAATTGGCTGCAAAGAATTCAAAAGCTAAAGGAGAATGTGTAGTTGTTTGTTGTAAAGCTAAATTTGTTAAGAAGGATCCAGATATGAAACCAGGTCAAGTTAAAGTTGATTATAAGAATGCTCAAGAAATCAATATTGCAATTTAATATATACTAAAAACATATTTATACTGATGCCAAAAGGTCCATTATTAGCATACTCCGACAAACTTTACGATATATTTGATGATATCGGAGATAAAGTTTCAGACCAATTGATGAGAATAGAAGGAGATCCTATTTTAGATAATGAAATAGGTATTGAGATGGTTGATAAATCATCACAAGATTGGTCATTTGATGTGAAAATAGGAGGAAAGTATCGACCAATGAAAGTCGGACAATTCATAAGATACTTTCTTGGTACAACCTTCACTGAAGGTGAGATTAAATCTTTCACTCAAAAATATAACTTATTGAAGAAAGGTAAACCACTTCCAACTATCTCTAAAGATGTTCCTGTTAGTAAATCAGTAAAAGTTGAAGTTCCTAAGTTTACTTGGAATCCAAAAGATGTAAGAGCTACATTCATTTCACTTGTTACAGAGACATATCCTCATGGACACGAAGAAGAAGTAGTTCCTTTCATTGCTCAAGCAGGTCTAAAGAAAGATGAGTTTGGTAATTATTATAAGATAATTGGTAAATCAGAAACTATGTTTACCTCACACTTAGATACAGCAGATAGAAAGAAATCTAAGGTGACTATTTACTCTGAGATAGAGAATGGTCAAGAACATCTTATGAGTGATGGTACAACTATTTTGGGAGCTGATGATAAATCTGGGGTTGCTGTGATGTTATATTTGATAGCACATAATATTCCAGGTGTTTATTATTTCTTCATTGGTGAAGAAAGAGGTGGTATTGGATCTGGTAAGGTTTCGTCAATATTTGAAAAAGTAGAGCATTTAAAGGGTATTAAACGATGCGTTTCTTTTGATAGAAGAAATTATTATTCAGTTATTACTGAACAACTAGGTATGGAATGTTGCTCTGATGAATTTGCTCAAGCATTAGCTGACCAATATAATTCTCAAGGAATGAAATTTAGTTTAGATCCGACAGGTATTTATACTGACTCAGCTTCTTTTATTGATCAGATACCGGAATGTACGAATATATCAGTTGGTTATTTTGATGAACACACAACAAAAGAAAGTCAAAATATCACATTTCTTGAGAAACTAGCTAAAGCTTCTGTTAGTATTAAATGGGAAGAATTGCCGACAGCTAAAAAAATCGGTTTAGATGATGACATTCTAGCTAAATATGGAAAGTTCATAAGTGATTTTAAAGCTACTCCTTTTAATATGGAATGTAAAATAATTGGTGATAGAGGTAAAGCCTTTATTAAAGTTGAAATGGATGAGTCGGATGTTGATTTAGTTTCTAATGACCTTTTAAACCTTTCATACCTTTTCAATAAACATGATATAGACCCACCAGTATCATTTGATGATGAGTTTATAAAGATGGAATTAGAAAAGAGTAAAGGTTATGGATATTATAGAAAGTATTTAGATAGTTTCAACCAGTTTAATGAAGCTTGGGATGATTTAGATGATTGGAATGAATATCAGTATAAGCCAACTAAAAAAGGTTATCAAGAAGAAGAGTTTGAAAAAGAACAAGAAGATGGTAGAGGAGAAGGTGAAATGGGTGAATTGGCTTATTGGATCAGACAAATGTTTAAAGCTAATAAAATCGAATCCACAATTGAAACTGAAAATTATGATTTAATAGCTTACATTTTCTTATCTAAAAGAGAGAAAATGAGTAATCTATTGAATGTATTTGAAGTAATCAATAAGATAAAAAAAGATCTCCTTACTACATATAGTGCTGAAGTAGAGTTGTATGAGAATAAAGAAGGATATCCAGTGTTAAAGTTTACTTTTAGTTATGATGCTGAAATTCCGGGTGAAGATGGTGAGATTGAAATGAAAGATGAAAAAGCTCCTTTTTAAAATATTATAAAAAACAATTTTGGAATTTAATATATAAGATGTATATTTGTAAAAAATATGGGGGTGAGTGGCTTTGACTTAAAACCGTAGATTTACTTAAGCAAGTATCGGTTGGTTACATACCCGATTAATAAATTAAGTGACGATGTCGTAACCGGCGAAAAAACACAAGTAGGAACCAGTGCTGATTTGGTAGCTGCCCTACAAAACAACTTGCTCGTGGTGAATGAGCTTGAAGTAGCTTAATTGATACTTCAAAAAAATTCTCCCCTGAATCAGACAGGTTAAAATAATGATAGTTTTTTGTTGATTATTTATGAGTAAAAAAAATCAAATATTTTGTTAGATTTAGAAAAATTTAACTAAGCTTGTAAACGATTAATTAAGTTTAGTTTTGAGGACTCCGGATCGTTACCGGACACCTCCACCAACAAAAAAAACCAACTCAAAAGAGTTGGTTTTTTCTTTAATATATCTTTATAATTTGTTCATTTTCATGGTATATTGAATCCATAAGAATTTTAAGATATCTAACTTTATCTTTAGTGTATAAATCGTCCTTAATCCTTATAAGTCTCCAATTATTTTGAAGACACCATTCCTCTAAAATCTTATCAGTTCTCTTTTTTATTTAATATAATTATCTTAATTAGATTTACCCACCTATCAGTTGGAATCTCTGTTATATGTTTAATTTCTTTTGTAACATATGTATAATCTGGCTTTCTGTAATCAAAGGTCATTGTTTCACCTCGCCCATCGACATTAATTACTTGTCTTCCTTTATACCAGAGTTGAATTGAAAATTTCAAATCATTTTGTTGACAATATTTAATTAATAAATCCAAAGTCATTTTAAAATTCTTGTCAAATCTAAATCTTCCTATACTATCAGTGGAACGTGAAAATCCTTGAGGTGGTTTTTCTGAAATAAATATTTCTAAATCACCACCCAAAAACCTATCACTCACATACAAATCTAAATCATCTTCAAAATATTGTAATCTGTCTTTTATATCAAGTAAGATATCATCGCTTTCAAAATTTTCAAACAACATTAAGTATTTCATTCTAATTCTTTGGTTTTAAGAATTTCTATTGTGATATAGTTAACAAACCTATTTTCCAATTCAGATAAAGAATTGATTTGTTTAGTTGATGGACTCCAAGGTTTATATTTACCAGAACTTTTAGCATCCGTAAATAAAATCTTATTTTTATTTCTATTAGTGTTGTTAATCCAAGCTTCTCTTTCAGCTTTGTTATACAAATTGATTTCAAATTTCAATTCATTCATCTTACAATAATTAATTAAAGTATCTAAAATTTTTTTTATCTCTTCATTAAGATTGAAACCATGTTTATAATCCCTGTTATAAGTTTTTGGTTTGCCAGTCTTCAAATCAAAGATGTTGATATTGAAAAATTTATTACTCTCATATATTTCAACTTCTAATTCAAAGTCATCTGTGAGATATGTCAATATATCTTTTATATCATCTTTTATTGGACTAAAATTTTCAAATAATTTCAAGAATCTCATTCATTATATATTAAAACAAATATCCAATTTTAGTTTATAATAACAAAGATTTCATATTATGATTAATTCATTCACCGGACGTTGGTCTTTCTTGTCAAATTTCTATCCTTGTAAGATAGTTCACCAAGGTATTACTTATCCTTCAACAGAACATTATTATGTTGCTATGAAAGTTAATGATGATCAAGTAATAAATGGTCAATTTTATCCAAAAGCTGATGTAAGAGAATTAGTTGCTCGTGTATCTACACCTGGTCAAGTCAAAAGATTTGGTAGGACTTTGAAACTAAGAAAAGATTGGGATAATGTTAAGTTAGAGGTTATGGAGTGGTGTCTTCGTGAGAAGTTTAAAGACGAAAAGTTAAAAGAAATGCTACTTCAAACTGGTGACCAAGAATTAGTTGAATCGAATTATTGGCATGATGTCGTGTGGGGTGTTTGTACTTGTCAGAAATGTGGTAACAAAGGTGAAAATAATCTTGGAAAACTACTAATGAAAATCCG